AGGTTTATGCAGAGTCTTGGCAACCTTTGATTGAAAAGTTAGTGTCTAAGTGAAGTTAATTGTTCCTGTTTTGAACAGGTTTGATTTGCTTAGGCGAATGGTTGAAAGCATTGATGTTGAAGCTATTGTTTATGTGATAAATAATTCGGGGGACAGAATAGATTTTGAACATAATAATTCTTTAGTTAAAATGCATTGGCTTGATATGCCTTCTAATCTTGGTGTTGCTTCGTCTTGGAATCTTGGTATTAAGATGCTTCCTTTTGAGTCTCGCTGGTTTATTACTTCGGCTGACTGCGTGTTTGCATCAGGTGATTTGACTTTGCTACAAACCGCTCAATCTGATGCTTTGACTTTGTGCGATAAGTTTCCGTTTTATCAAACTTTTGTTGTTGGGGAGGATGTTGTAAAAACTGTTGGTTTGTTTGATGAAGGCTTGCATCCAATCTATTTTGAAGATAACGATTATGAGCGAAGAATTGCTAAGGCAGGTTTGCGTGTAGATCGTCTGCCTTTACAGCTGGAACATGACAACAGTTCTACTATCAGAAGTGATGTCAAATTGAGTAAACGTAATCAGGTCACTTTCGCTAATAATGAAAAGTATTTTAGGGACAAGGTTGATGCTGGCAGGTTTGATGAAGGTCGCTGGCAGTTGCAGATTAGGCGTGTGAACTCTTGGGATTAGTTGTTGTTACTGGTGTTGCAGGTTTTCTTGGATCGCATGTTGCTGATGCGTTTTTGGCTAAGGGTTGGCAGGTTCGTGGGATAGATAATTTGTTGGGCGGTTCCTTAGATAATGTGCCTGATGGGGTTGAGTTTTTTGAGCTAGATTTAGATGATTTTGAAGGTGTTGCACCTGTTTTTGTTGGTGCAGATTTGGTGGTTCATGCTGCTTGCACTGCTTATGAAGGTTTGAGTGTGTTTAGTCCTAGCCTTGTGGTCAGGAACACTGTTCAAATAAGCGTGAATGCCATGACTGCGAGTATTCGGGCTGGAGTGCCAAAGTTTGTTTACATGTCCTCTATGGCTCGTTATGGGGACAATTTGGGGGTGTTTTTTGATGAGTCTTTGACACCTAAACCTCAAGACCCTTATGGTATTGCAAAGTTGGCTGCTGAAAAACTTTTGACTAATTTGGCTGAGGTTCATAATATTGATTTGGTAGTTTTGGTTCCTCATAACATTGTGGGTGCTAGACAGAAGTTTGATGATCCGTTTAGGAATGTTGCCAGTATTATGGCTAACAGAATGTTGCAAGGTAAGCAACCGGTTATTTATGGGGATGGTTCTCAACAAAGGTGTTTTAGTTTTATTAAAGATGTTATTACCCCTATTTTGGTTGCTTGTGAGTCGGATGTGGCTGTTGGTGAGGTTATTAATGTTGGGCCAGATGAGTCTCCTATAACTATTTTGAATCTTGCTGAGCGTTTAGCTGCAATTATTGGTTTTGACCTTGACCCTATTTTTGTGCCTGGTCGGCCTCAAGAAGTCCCTATTGCTTTATGTAGCTCAGATAAGGCACGAAAACTTTTAGGCTATAAAACGACTGTCAGTTTAGATCAGGGGTTGTGTGATTTGGTTGATTGGATTAGGCCTAGGGTAAAAGATTTTGAATATCATTTGCCTATTGAGATTGTTTCGGATAAGACTCCTAAAACTTGGGTTGATAGGTTAATTTAGGTTGTATAGCCTTGAGTCAAGTAAAATTAGATTAGATTTTAGGAGCTTATTTTGGCTGTAACTAATGGATATTGCACGCTTGCTGATGTGAAGGCTGCTTTGCGTATTGCTGACACTGTTGATGATGCTTTGATTGAAAACAGCATTAACGCTGCTTCTCGCATGATTGACCAATACTGTAACCGATACTTTTATTCTACGAATGCTGGTGAGGTCAGATATTTTAAAGCTATTGATGCGTTTAATTGTTGGATTGATGATTGTCAGAGTATTAGCCAGGTGAAGACTGCTCAGAGTAATCCGATTACATATAATCAGATTTGGGCTTCAACAGATTTTCAAACTATCCCTGCTAACACTTATGCGAATGGTGCTTATCAGCCGATTACAGGTTTGATTGCTGTATACAACTATTTTTTCCCGACTTGGCAAGAATCTAATTTAGTTCAAGTGACAGGGCAGTGGGGTTGGCCTTCGGTTCCTGAGCCTATAAAGTTTGCAACTATCATTCAGGCTTCTAGGTTGTTTAAGCGTTTAGAATCTCCTCTAGGTGTTGCTGGTGTAAGCGATATTGGTATTATTCGTGTTGGTAGTTCGGTTGATGGGGATGTTGCACAGTTGTGTAATCCTTATCGTTTGTTGAGGACTAACGCTTAATGGCTACTATCTCTGATCTACGAAACGGGTTAGCCGCTAATTTACAAACTATTACAGGCCTTCGTGTTTATGCTACTTTGCCTGATGTTGTGAATCCTTCAACTGCCATGATTAGTCTTGAAAAGGTTGCTTATAACCGTCAGATGCGTGCCGGTATGACTGAATATGGTTTTAAGGTTATTGTGGTTGTTGGTCGTGTTTCGGAGCGTATTGCACAAAATAGTTTGGATGTGTTTGTTGCTCCAGGTAATGGTTCAATTAAGGCTGCGATTGAGTCAGATAAAACTTTAGGTGGGATGGCTTTTGATGTGTTTGTTCCTGAGCTGTCAGCCTATGGAGCAGTGTCAATAAATGGAATAGACTACTTGAGTGCCGAGTTTTCGGTTCAAGTATTCGCAAGTTAAGGAAAATATAGATGGCAATTTTTGTCGCAACAGACTTTAGCGTTAGCATTAATGGTTCAACTGCTTTGAACTCTTATTTGACTCAGGTTGAATTAAAAACTTCTGCTAATGACATCACTACTACTTCGTTTGGATCTTCATGGGTTACTCGTGTTGCAGGTCTAAAAGAGGGCACACTAACTCTCCAATTCAACCAAGATTATGCTGCTGCAACTGTTGATGCTACTTTGTGGCCTTTGCTAGGCACTTCGGCTACTGTCGTTATTCGACCAACTTCCACTGCGGTATCTGCAACTAACCCTGCTTACACTGCTGTTTGTCTTGTAAATGACTTGACTCCTGTGAGTGGAACTATTGGCGATTTGAGCACATTCTCAGTGTCATGGCCTACTAATGGAACTGTTAGCAGAGCTACTGCCTAATGAATCAAATAACTCTACGCATTCTTCTCTCTGATGGCACTACTTTTGAAGTAAATACTTCTGCCGGTGACATTGTGAAGTGGGAGTCTCAATTTGATTTAGGTATTGACAAACTTGAGCGTGCTAGTCACCTCTACTATTTAGCGTGGGTTGCAGTTACTCGTTTAGGTAAGACTGCTCTTGCTTTTGATGTGTGGATTGAAACTATCTCTAATGTTGAGGTGGATGACCCAAAAGCCTAAAGCCTTTGGGCGTTGATTCGCATCATTGGCTTATAGCTAATTTGGCGGTTGCTACTGGTATTGCTCCAAATGTTTTATTGCAGGAGAGTGACCGGATGTTGAATACTATGCTTTTTGCGTTGCAGGCTCAGCGTGGAGGCAATAATGGTTGATCCTATGGTTTCTACTGAAGTTGTTTTTGATGCTAAAGCCACTTTGAAGGCTTTGAGGGAACTTGACCCTGATCTCCGTAAAGAGATGATTAGAGAGTTTAAAAGTGAAGCTAAACCTCTTGTAAAAGATATTAAAGATTCTGTAAAAAGTTTGATTCCTCCTGTTGGATCGTTGAACTCTTCTGGTCGTTTGTCTTGGGAGTCTGGTTTGTATAAGGGTAATCGTATTAAGCCGGATAATGTGATTGCTAAATTGTCTTCTGGTCGTTCTAGGCGTAGTGCTGTTACTTCGTTGTTTGGTGTTTGGGTGCGTTCACCTATGCCTGCTCTTATGGGTGTTATTGGTAAGGGTTCTATGAGTCCTCGTAGAGTTGAGACTAAAGAATATGAATGGAATAACACTAAGCGTTCACATAAAAATAATGGGCAGGGTGTCAAGTTGTTGGCTTTTGTGCAGCATCGTAATTCAAATTGGTTTTATAGGGCTGCTGAAAAGGCTATGCCTGATGTTGAGCGTAAGGTAAAATTGGTTTGGGATAAGTATTCCTCTAAAGTTTCTAGGAAGTTGTAGTCATGGCTCTGATAGCAAATATTCTCTCTAAGTTTGATGATTCGGGTATTCGTAAGGCGAAACATAGTTTTGGTGGGTTGAAGTCTGCTCTTGGTGCTATTGGTATTGGTTATGGTTTAAAGCAGGTCGCTGATTTATTGTTGGAGTCAGCTAAGGCTGCTTCTGCTGATGCTGTATCTATCAAATTGATGAATAGTCAGTTGTCGAGGAATGCTGGTGCAACTAAAGCTTCGTTAACTCAGAATGACAAGTTTATTCAGTCTTTATCTTTACAAACAGGTATTTTGGATGATGACCTTAGACCTATTATGTCTAAGTTTGGCAATGTGACTCATAATGTTGGTAAAGCTCAAAAACTTTTGAAAATTCAATTAGATGTTGTGGCAGGTTCAGGAAAGTCCAGCACTAAGGTTGCTAATGCGTTGGCTAAAGCGTATGGCGGTAACACTAAGTCTTTGATGAGTATGTTCCCTGAATTGAAAAACTCTAAAACTGCTGTTGCAGATTTGGCGGCAGAGTTTTCGGGTGCTGCGGTTGAGAGTGCTGATCCGTTCAAAAAGTTTAATAACAGCATGGATATTTTGAAAGAGAAGTTAGGTAATGCTATTTTACCTATGATTGCTACTTTTGCTACTGAATTGACTAAGCCTGGTGGAATTGTTGAACAGGTTGGCAAGTTTTTTGATAGTTTATCTAATCCTAAAACTCAAGTTGGTCAAGCTTTTGTTAATTTAAAAGATTCAGTTGTCTTATTAGGTCAAGACATAGGTGCTTTATTTGCGCTGATGGATCCAAAGAATGAAAATAACTCTATGAACGGATTTGCTGCTTCTTTAAAATTTATTGCTGATTCCATTGGAACTGTTGCGGATGCTGCAACTGTTTTTGCTGGTATTATGGCTGCAATTGGTAAAGGTGACTTTAATAGGGCTATTGAGCTTAGCGCTGCCGACATTGGTTTGGGTGCAGCAGCAATGAGAGATAATTTATCGGTTGCTGATGAGATGGCAAAAATTAACGCAAAAACACAAAAAAAGGGTAAAGGAACTGTTTTTGTTTCACCGCAGGAAGGTGTTAATGATGTTATTTTTGGAGGAGGTAAATCAAAGTCATCTATTTTTGGTCCTCAAAATGTTCCTGATCCTAAAAATCCTTTTCCTAATACAAATGTAAATATTCATGTTTATTCAGCTGACCCTAAAGCTGTGGTTGATGCTGTCAGTAAATATGTGAAAACTAACGGTAATGTGCCTAGTAGTTGGAATCTAGTTACAGGGAATCATTGATGGCTAACACTACTCAAAAGGTTGAAT